TTCATTCGGGCCATGGTATACAGGCGTGGTGGTTATTTAGAGAACCGTGGATCTTCGATAGTGAAGACGAGAGACTCAAGGCGCAGGCGATGTGTGAAGCGTGGCATAAACAGATCTTAGACAGAGCCGAGGCTCATAACTGGACGGTAGATGCTACGTTCGATCTATCCAGGATTCTCAGAATCCCCGGTACTAAGAATCTGAAGAACAAAGATGATGTTCGTGATGTGAAACTAATCGCGTCTAACTGGACCCTTCGGTATGAACCTGACGATCTGGTGCCTTCGGTTGTAGTAGAAAAAGGTAAGAAGGAGAATATCAAGACCGATCGAATAGTTCTCAGACCCGACGCGGCACCGCCCACAGAGAAGTGGGAGGCTCTGATGAGCGCCGAGCCGAAGTTCAAAAGATCGTGGAATCACGATAGAAAGGATCTATCAGACCAGTCACCCAGTTCTTATGATTTCAGTCTGGCCTCGATTGCTTTTCAGGCAGAGTGGACGGATCAGGAGATTGTAGATCTACTTATTGCACACAGACGAAGGCACAAGGTGGACCTGAAACTGCGAAAAGACTATTATCTCAGAACACTGGAAAAGTTGAAGCTGGAAAGACTGAACCAGGAAAGAATAAATGAAATGCTTGAAATTCAGAGTCAGAAAATCACAGAAACTAAAATTGCGCTCATGGAAGCCTCCAACAATGATACAAGTCTTGAACACTCTGAGATTCTTGCACGTTTGGAGAAGATTCTCGGTGTGCGAATTGAAAGACTTCAGAAGTTTCTCTCCGAGCCTCCGTCGTACAGACTTCAAACTGTTAGCACAAATATCAGCATCGAATCGGCAGGAGATATAATCTCGCAAACAAAATTTCGGATTAAGATCGCAGACGCAACCGGTGTGGTAATCAGACCCTTCAAGAAAGATGAATGGTCGGATATAGCGCAACTGATCCTTAATGCGTGTGAAGAAATCGAGGTTGGCGAAGAATCCACAGAGATCGGGTTTATGAATAGTCTTCTCAGAAAATACCTGCGTAAGAACACAAACTTCGTTGTGTTGAAGTCGCTGGAAGAATACAGCGAGAAGATCCAGGAAGAAGGCTTCCCCTTTTCTCTTGAGGGTTACACGTATATTTCACTGTCGGAACTTCGCAGGTTCATTCGTGTAAGTAGTGGAGATTTGCTCACAACTAAGCAGGTAGGCAAATTATTAAGGATGGCAGGGTGGGTAAACTGCAAACTTGACGTAATTATTGATGGAAAGCGGACTTCACGTAGTTTGTTCAAAATAAAGTCAACCGCTTCGGAATTATCGTAAGGATCGCCTATATACCGGATTTTTTTACGATTTTTTTTTGAGAACCATAATTAGTTTCTCAGATTGTTGCGATAGTTACGTTTTGGTTGTCAGAGCCAAAGAGCACTTACGAAAATTGCTGCGAATAGTGGTGATTACTACGCTGTGAGCAAAGACTTAATACTAACGTCATTGATGTCGCACATGTGCTTTACACAAGTTAATTTGTGTTTTACCAACTTTACTTATCTGTTACTAATAAAAATGGTGTTTTGCGGGTTTTTTGATCGATTTTTTCAAAAAAAGGAGGTGATCTACTAATTATGGGTGCAGAATACAGAGTTTTTGGACCCCCGGGCACAGGAAAGACCACATATTTGAGCCGACAGATCGAGAAAGCTGCCGGTGAATACAAAGATTCTGTGATGGTCTCGTCTTTCACGAGAGCTGCCGCCGTGGAGCTGGTTCAAAGAAAGCTACCGGTGTCAAGAGAGAATATCGGGACTCTCCACGCTATATGCTACCGGGCACTCGGTCGCCCACAAATTGCAGAACTGCATATTGAGGAGTTCAATACAGAGAATAAAAGTTATGCGATCAGTCAGAGAGACACGGCGATGGAAGATGCCGAGGCTGTGAAATCAAAGACGCAGGGCGATGAAATTTTCACACAGATGCAGCTCAGGCGCGCCCGCATGATACCGAAAGATTTATGGTCTAAGACTCTGCTGGATTTTTCACGAGTATGGGAAGACTGGAAAGAGAGAAACGGATACATGGATTTTACAGACTTGATCGAGGAATCTATCAGATCGCTGCCAGCGGCCCCTCAGTCGCCTGCTGTTGGATTCTTTGACGAAGTGCAGGACTTTACACCGGTTCAATTGAAACTCGTCAGGCAGTGGGTCTCACACATGGATTTTGCCATTCTCGCAGGCGATGACGACCAGTGTATTTACTCTTTTGCGGGCGCTTCGCCCGAAGCGTTCCTGGAACCCGAGCTTTCACAGGAGTACGTCAGGGTATTAGACAAGTCGTGGAGACTCCCGAGAAAGATTCAGGAGTACGCGGACTCATGGATTCGCAAAGTCGCTGTCAGATACCCTAAGCAATACAGGCCAAAAGATTCCGAGGGTTTCGTGACTTTGTTTGACGCGAAATGGAAGAATCCTGAAATGTATGTCCGTGAAATAGAACGGTATATACAGGGGGGAAAAACTGTGATGATCCTCACCACGTGTTCATATATGCTAGATCCTCTGAAGAAGATCCTCAAGGAAGCTGCTATCCCATTTCACAATCCGTACCGCAAGAGTCGAGGAGACTGGAATCCCCTTGGTTCACGAAGGGGTACTACTATGGTCGAGAGAATTCTGGCCTATCTTCTCCCATCCTTTGAACTGTGGGGTGAGCAGGCAAGATACTGGAGACTGGATGACTTAAAGAAGTGGGTGATGGTCCTGAACTCTTCGGGTGTACTCAAGCGCGGAGCGAAGACCTTACTCTTAGACAAACTCAAGGATGTGAAAGAAGAGGATGATCCCACGTCCTTCGACTTCGGGGCAAACGTCGAAGACACTTCGTTCGACTATGGAGAGAACAAAGAATCTCAGGCCGATGTGGACGAGATTCTCTCAATGCTCGAACCTCACGCGCTAGAGAGGGCCGAAGCCTCGGATATAGACTGGTTCTATCAGAATATTTTGCCTGCGAAGAAAAAGATCGCAAAATACCCCATAGACCTAATTAAAAATCGAGGACCCAGAACTCTGATTGAAAAGCCGAGGCTCGTGATTGGCACGATTCACAGTGTGAAGGGTGGTGAGGCTGATATAGTCTATCTCTTCCCCGATCTTTCACAGGAGGCGTATAGAAACGCTATGACTGACCGGAGCAGTAGAGACAGTATTAAGCGCCAGATGTATGTGGGAATGACACGAGCAAAAGAAGGGCTCTATATCTGCGAGCCTTCGGGGATGTGCCACGTAGAACTGGGGGGTGTGGGATGACAGAAAAGGCAATAGTCAACTCGATACTTAGATACCTGAACTCTCTGCCACAGTGCAGGGCCGAGAAGACCTGGGGCGGCGGGTACGGCAATGCCGGCAAGCCTGACATCACAGGTTGTCTGAAGGGCCGGCGCTTTGAGCTGGAAGTCAAGAAACCCGGGGGCAAACCGACTAAGTTGCAGGAAGTCACGCTCCGTAAATGGTTCGAGGCCGGGGCAATTACCGGCGTTGTTCACAGCGTTGACGAGGTTAAGGAGGTTCTGAATGTGGAAGATACCTGAATTGGAAGATCACATTGTCAAGGTCGATGAGCATGGCATTCCTTACTACGAGCAAGATAGAGGATGGTTAATAGACAACTTGCTGATAGCACCCAAAGAGCAGTTCAAAGTGAAACTGACAATCAAGAAAGTTGAGAAAGGGAAACCGAAGGAGGTGTGAAATGGCAAAGCAACTTAGAACTGTTATGGATATTATCTTCGCTGGTTTCGTTGTTAGAACAAGGGAAGAAATGAAAGTTTTTGAGAATCTTATTGGCAAACAGCTTCATTATATGTTGATAGAGAACGAAAATGTGGAAGAGTTTTTTGACACTAAGCTCAAACCGTTTCTCGAAGAACGAGTAAAAGCCTATGCCGACTCCTTTGGAAATTGTTGCAGATTTGCCAGAGAGTTTACAAAGGAAGAGCTGA